CAATGACGACTTATCTCCGCTTCCCCGATGAAGCCACCGGCATGGTTGCCCTATATGATGCTGGCCTTTTAGACAGTTACACTAGTGAGGTGATCACCGCTAGTCACAGCCATGCGTTGGATGTGATTGGGGAGATCCCAGAGACGACTGGCTGGCACGTTAATTACATCGGTGAGGTGCCTGATGGTTGGGAGCAGTATGCGGTGTCTCCTGAGCAGCCTGTTAGAGTCTGGCTATGAGCCTTGCCACATCGCTACAGAACGTTGCCAGCAAGATCATGGCAAAGCTGGGCGGTGAGGTCACCATCCGTCGGATTACACCGAGCAGTTATAACGCCACGACTGGTGCGGTAACCGAGACTGCGACCAATATCGATGTCAGGGGCGTACTAGAGGATGTCAATATCCGCGAGGTCAACGAACTGGTTCAAGCCGGCGACAAGCGACTGATTGTGGCAGCAAAAGACCTCAACGGCACAGTGCCGACCACGGTTGACAAAGTGGTGATCAACACCGTGGTGCATCAGATCATCCGCATTCAGACGATCGAGCAGGACAACACCGCGATCACCTACGAGCTTATCCTGAGAGCATGAGCAACCTGCCTATCCGCGACATTGGCAACTACATGGGCGACCAGCTTGAGAAGTTGTTGCGCGTGACGGTGCTGGAGACTGATAGCAGGCTTAAGCAGCAAAGCCCAGTCGATACCGGACGCTTCCGCGTTAGCTGGCAGATTGGCCAGAATGCAGCCGATGGCGTCCCTGCATCCGAAGGCAGCTACGGCGCAGGCATCACGCCGCCCAAAGGCAGCAACTACCAGCCAGGACAGGAAAAGCTAGGCAACTACTACAGCATCCACAACAACCTGCCTTACGCAGAAGCTGTCGCAAACGGGACCAATTTACCTCCGTCTTGGGGCGGTCAGTACAGAACAAAGCAGGGCACGGTCCCCGGGTATCCCGACCTAATTGCCCGTGAGATGCAACGCTTCGTAGACCAAAACTGGGAGCGCATCAGGAGGCAAGGCTGATGGCTGCTGCAAACCTCAACACCATCCGTGCCACCATCGAGGCACGGCTTGCCACTGAGCTGGCGGCATCACCCGCCATCCCTGTGGTGTTTCACAACCAACCCTATGTACCAACACCTAACAGCTCATGGGTACAATGCCTAGTCAGCTTTGGCGCCAACGAATACCTGACCCTAGGTGGCACCACAGGCAGCAGCAACAGCATCATCGGTGTAATCGCCATCAATATCTTCTCACCGCTTGGCGTTGGACCTGGCGCTAACCTAACAATCGGAAAGCGTATTCGAGACCTTTACAATAGGGTGGTGGTATCAGGTGTTCACTTTGATCCACCAATCGGACCCGAGGTAGTGGCCGCGCCAGCACCGGAGGGTTTCTTCCAAACACAGGTCAGACTGACCTTTGAAACCTTCGAGGATCTTTAACCATGGCTTTCTACCGAGGGCAGCAAGGCAGCGTTAAGTTTGACGATGCAGGCGCCACAGCTGCGACTATCACCAGCACTCGTGCATGGTCGTTGACGGTTGAAAAGGAATCGCTCGATACGACTGCTCTGGGCGCAACCTACCGTGCGAATGTTGGTGGCTTGATCAGCGGCAGCGGCACCTGCGAACTGCTTTATACCGCCAGCAGCGCAGACGAGACAAACGCATTCATTGAAATGGTCAATTCGGCCAACGATGAAGGTGCCGCCCTTTTTGAACTGTATCTGGATACCACTGGCACCAAAAAGATCAGCTTTGACGGTGTGATTACCTCGGCTGAATACTCGGCTACCGTGGGTGAAATCGAAGTCATTACCATGAACTTCGTCACCAACGGCGCCATTACCCTGGACATCTGATCATGGCTTTTTATCGCGGGCAACAGGGCACTGTCTTCTTTGACAAAGCTGGCAGCGGCGGTTTGTCCGAGATCGCTGCAGTGCGGTCCTGGAGCATGACCGTTGAGAAGGAGTCACTGGACGTGACCTCCCAGGGCGCCACTTACCGCGCCAACGTGGGCGGCCTGATTAGCGGCTCGGGCACCATCGAGGTGATGTATGACGCGCCTGGCGCTGGTGACAAACTTGATCTGATCAAGGATGTCAATCAGGCTACCGATGAAGCTGATGCAGCCGTTGAGCTGTATCTTGACGAAACTGGTGGCAAGAAGATCACCGGCACCATTGTAGTGACTAGCACCGAGTATTCGGCTACTGTTGGCGAGATCGAAATTGTTACCATCAGTTTCGTGTCTAGCGGTACTCTCACTCTGTCTATCTGATGCCTGCATCACAACGCCCCGTTGATCTGCTCACCGGGGCTTTTGATCTTAACCAGCGCCGTAAATTCAGCATCAAGAACGATGCTGGGGCAGTGGTGCTGGATTTGTACTTTAAGCCGATCACTCGCGCAGACCGTAAGCGTGCAACAATGTTGGCGGGTTCAGACGAGGCGCTTGAGATCAGCACGCAGATGCTTTGTCAAATGGCAGAGCTTGAGGATGGCACCAAGGCTTTTGCTGCTGCTGACGCGGCCAAACTGCAACGCGAACTGCCCGAGCGTGTGTTGAATGAACTCGAACTGTTTTTGTTTGGGATCGGGAATGAGGAAGGTCTAGAGGAAGCAAAAAAAGACTGAGCCAGGATAGCTGGCTCTTTTTTGAGTTCTTCCTGGCAACTGAACTTGGCATGACGGTCAGCCGGTTACGCACTGAGCTGACTGATGCTGAGTTTGTTCATTTTGCGGCCTACTACGAACTGAAGGGCGAACGAGAAAAGGAGGCGATGGACAAGGCAAGGCGTCGATAGAATGACGTTATGGCAGTCTCCAACGTCGAACTAAGGGTTGATTCGCGCCAGGCGGTCAATGCACTGCGCGATGTCAACCGTGCATCGGCTCAGACTGAGTCCAGCATTGGCAAACTGCAAAGCACGATCGGCAAATTAGCCGGATCATTTGCTGCTATTCAAGCTGCCCGGTTTGTATTTGTCAAAACCGCTGAAATTGAAAGTCAGACGCGCAGCCTTCAAGTTTTAACTGGCAGTGTTCAGCAGACAAAGCAGATCATTCAAGAGCTGCAGCAATTAGGTGCTGTCACTCCATTTACAAGCAGTGAGCTGATTGATTCAGCGAAACGCCTGCAGGCTTTTGGTGTTGAAAGCAGCAAGGTTGTTGAAGTTACTAGGCAGTTAGCCGATGCGTCTGGCGCTACTGGCGCTGAACTTCAGGGCCTCGTTACTGCTTACGGGCAGGTTATAGCCAAGGGCAGGCTGCAGGGTGAGGAGCTTCTGCAATTCCAAGAGCGCGGCGTGGGACTGCAGCAAGAGCTGCAAAAAATGTATCGCCTCAGCGGCGAAGAGCTGCAGGATGCTTTAAGCAAAGGGCGCATCAGCGCAGAGGCAGTAGAGATTGCATTCCAGCGCTTGACCAGCACTGGTGGCAAATATGCCAATGGCGCAATCGCACAAAGCGATACATTAAACGGGAGGTTGTCAACCTTACAGGATGGAGTTGAGGCTTTAGCTCGTCGAATTGGGCAAGCATTAACGCCTGCACTTAAGGCAATTTTCAATCAAGCTATTGCTGTTGTTGACGCAATCAATGCTGCATTAGCGGCAGGTCGTGGTGGTGGTTTTACGCGAAGCGTTGCCGGGGCGCGTCAGTTTCTAAATATTGGCGCGACCTCACAGGCTGTCGATAACATTGCCAAGGGCGTTGCTCAAGTTGGTGCACAGAAAAATAAAACTGGAATCCAACAAAACCTACAAGCGCTGCAGCAGTATCAACGTCTTTTGCAAAGTGTTGGACCTAGCGATCCCAACGCGAATCGAGCCGTTCAGTTGCAAGGTGTGATTCTTAATAAAATTCAACAAAACGTAGCAGCTCAAAAACAACTAAATCAGCAAACTGCTAGGTCTAGTGATCTTTTTAAGATTCCTGAATTGCTAGGCGGGACTGGCGGCAAAGGTGGCAAAAAAGGCAAATCAGACGCAGAGCGCGAAGCTGAGCGTGCAGCCAAAGCAGCGGCAGAAGAGCAGAAGCGTGTAGCCGAACTTGTACGCGACCGCATATTTGAGGCTGAAGTCCTCAAGACTAAATCTGAGCTGCAAGACAAAATTACTGCAGCCGAAACAGCAGGCGACGCAATGCTTGTGGCCCGATTAAAGGGCACAGAGCGTGAAATTGAAATTCAATCACGTTATGCAGTAGAACTTGCAAAAGAAACAAATGCACGCGCTCAGCAAGCAATCATTTACAAAGGACAGGTTGAGCTTGTTGCTAATCAGCGGGATGTTCAACGTGAGCTGAATGAACTGCAGCGCAAAGCAAATCAAGATAACTTCAACGCATTGCAGAAACACATTGAGCAGCAATATCAACTGAATATCGGTGTTCAACAACAGCTCACCTTCGCGGAAAGTCTGGCGGGTACTCTTGGCCAAACCATGACTTCTGCTTTTGATGCGTTGATTACAGGCGCCGATAACTGGGGTGAAAGCCTGAAACAGATCGCTTCCGGTGCTTTAGTTGATATTGCCAAACAGTTGGTAAAAATCTTCATCATTGAGCAGGCAATTCAAGGCATCAAAAACTTCCTGACTCCATTCAGTAGCGCAACACCGCTTGGTGCAGGTGGTGGGATGATTGGCAAGTTTGGAACGCTTGGTCCTAACTACGGCATCCCTCAGCGTGCAATGGGTGGCAGCGTTCGTGCCGGTCAGCCCTATCTAGTTGGAGAGCGTGGTCCTGAGCTGTTCATGCCAGGTCGCAGCGGTGGCATCGCACCTACAGGCAGCTTCGGTGGCGGCGCCAACATCGTCGTCAACGTCGATGCAGCAGGCACGAACGTTCAAGGCAACGATCAATCTGGCAGGCAGCTAGGCGCTGTTATTGGTGCTGCAGTGCAGGCAGAATTGATCAAGCAGAAGCGCCCAGGAGGCTTACTCGCATAATGGCTACCTTTCCTGCGATTACACCGGCTTACGGGGCACAGAAGACCAGCAGGCCACGTCTCCGCGTCGCGCAGTTTGGAGATGGTTATGAGCAACGCACGAGCTTTGGTATCAATCAAAATCCAAAAGAATGGTCGTTGACGTGGAACAACATTACGGAAGCGAATGCCGACACGATTGAGGCATTTTTAGACGCACGTGCGGCCAATGGTGAATCCTTTGATTGGACCCCACCAGCGGAGGCTACGTCGTACAAATGGGTTTGCAATGAATGGGATAAGCAGATTAACTACACAGGACGCGCAACGATTACCGCTACCTTCCGCCAGGTGTACGAAGCATGACGGTCCCGCAGTCAATCCAAGAGCAGCTACAGCTACTCAACCCATCAGCAATTATTGAGCTGTTTCAGCTGGAGCTTACTGAGCTGGTCAACGGCATTGATCTGACGCTTTACTACCACGCAGGTAAAAACGAACTGACTAGCGACATTGTTTTTGGCGGAACAACCTATAGCGCCTATCCGATTGAGGTTGATGGGTTTGAGCTGACTTCAAAGGGTACGTTGCCGCGTCCCACGATGCGCGTATCCAACATCGCTGGAACCATCACGTCGATCCTGCTGTTGTACAACGTCCTCAACGCCAAGCTGACGCGGATTCGTACCTGCAAAAAATTCCTTGATGCTGTCAACTTCACTGGCGGCACCAACCCGGCCGCAGATCCAACTGCCAAATTCACCGATGAGGTTTGGTACGTCGACCGCATCAGCAGTGAAAATCCAACGACAGTCGAGCTGGAGCTAACCAGCAAACTGGATCTAATCAATCTTGCCCTGCCTCGCCGTCAGGTTTTAGAGCACTGCCCGTGGAAATATCGCGGCGCTGAGTGCGGCTATACCGGCAGCGTTTACTTTGATATCAACGATAACCCTGTGACCAATTCAGCTCAGGATGTATGCGGCAAGCGGTATAACAGCTGCGCCAAGCGATTTACCAGCGGCAATTTGCCGTTTGGAGGCTTCCCTGGTGCTCGACTTCAGATCTGAGGCGCGCGAGCATGCTATCGCGGTCCACCCCCAAGAATCTTGCGGTCTGCTGGTGCGCGTCCATGCTGGCGAGGTGTACTGCCCATGCCGCAATGTCTGCGGAAACCCCGAAGAGCATTTCATCATCCATCCGCAGGATTACCTTCGTGCCATCATGCGGGGCGAACTTGTCGCCGTGATCCATTCGCACCCTGACGGCACCCCACCCAGCGAGGCGGATCAGCTGGCGTGTAGCACACTAGGCGTACCGTGGCACATCTACCTTGTCCCACAGGACCAATGGTTGACTATCAATCCCTTGTAGGACTGCCGTGGGAATACGGCAAACAGGACTGCTACACGGTGGTACGTCAGTATTTTGCGCTTCAGGGCGTGACGCTGCCGGACTTTGACCGCCCGGACGAACTGGATCTCAGCCCCAGCATTTATCTCCGCGAAGCGGTGGCATTGGGTTTCAAGCAGGTGTCCTTTGTTGAGCGCCGCCCATGTGACGTGCTAATCATGCGGCTTGGGACGTTGCACCCGATGCACGCCGCTGTGCTGGTGGATTACGACCGAATCCTGCATCAGTTCAACGACACCCCAAGTGCTGTTGAGGATCTCCGCAGTTACTATGTAAGGAGCATTGCAGCGGTGTTCCGATATGCAGCGGGTCCGGCTGCTGGGTGAATTAGGCGACCGCTTCGGAGCAGAACACGAGTTCTACAACCTTCGCACGCCAGCAGACGCAATCAAACTGCTGTGCATCAACAACGAAGAATTCCAAACATTTTTAATTGAATCGCACAAAAAAGGTATCGGTTACCAACTTATACAAGCCGACGTAGAACTTGATTACGAAGATCTGACTCTGCCATTTGGGCAGCATGATCTTGTGCTGGTTCCTGTTGTTAGCGGCAGTGGCGGTGTCGGAAAAATTTTAGCTGGTGTAGGTATTGTTATTGCCTCATTGGTAATCCCAGGCTTGGGTTTTGGACTTGCTGGAGCAACTGTTACATCAATCGGTTTGTTCGGTGGCGCCCTGGCTTTGAGTGGTGCGGCGCAACTTCTTTCGCCTCAACCTCAAGTTCCAACGCTCAGCAACAATCGCTTTGGTAGCGGCACTAACGCCAGCACTCGCGGCCCTCAATCCGAAACTCGTGGCGCCGATGGTCAGCAATCCTACGCCTATACCGGCGCTGCAAATACGGTTGGCATGGGCGCTGTTGTTCCTGTCGCTTACGGCAAGGTTTTGGTGGGCAGCCAGCTACTTTCTGCCAATGTTGAAGTTACCGATGAGTCTGACCCACTGAGCACCGCGATCAAAACACCAAGCTTTGACACAATCCGCATTGGCGGTGAACCGGTTGGCTATGGTTACAGCGACGTATCGGGTATTCAAACACGCCGGACCGACCAAGGCGGTTTTGGTGGTGCGGATCAATACAATTTGTACTACAACATTGGGCTGTCAAACGGCGCTCAATCAACATACTTTTTCGACACAAGAGACGGCAAACGCGACCGTTTTGGTGTGTGCTTAGGCATTCCAGCTGGTATCCGTGATCGTGTATCTGGCGCAGGTTCAAGCCTTGTCGACGGTTTTATTACCTATCGCGTTGATGTGTTGAGAGGCAGAAGTCAAGACTTACTTGGCAGTATCCAGGCCACAATTCAAGGCTTGGCATTTGGGCACTACCGTTGGGTGCATCGTTTTGTCCACGCCGATAACCCAAGCGACAATGGCACGATTCGGGTAGAAATCATCGACTTCCGCTGCGAAGGCGACGTGTACCTGCAACTCCAAGGTTTCGGATACGACTTGTAATGGCGCTCAATTCCACCTCTACGATCAAGATCCTGGATCTTCTTTGCGAAGGTCCGATTGATGGCATCGAGGGTGCCGAGGCTGGCGTTTATCTTGATGAAACCCCGATTGTTAGTGCTGGCAACAGAAATTACCCGCAGCAGGATGTTAATTACGAATTCCGGGAAGGCACAGCTAGCCAAAACGCACCAAGCACCGCCCCTGGTGTTACCTCCACTGTCACGGACATCAATACACAAATCGGCACAAACTACAGCGAAGACTTAAACGCAGACAATCTTGTCGTCAACCGAAATTACGGTGGCGGCCAACTGGTAAGACAAATAACCG